GCTAACCAATGAACTTAGAAAGAATGTAGAGACTTACAACAATGGCACATACAACTTACTACCAAGAGTTGTCTTAGAAGTATCAGCAGACTTAGTTACTCAAGATGCAAAGGGCAATTATGGATTAAGATTCCCACGATGTAAAAGAATACGACATGATAAGTTTGTTGCAGATATAAATACAATAGAAGATGTGGAGAGTTTAATATGAATCCTCCCGAAGTTGATATTATAATAGATAGGTTTGGAAAAGCCTCAATATTTTCTTTTGCGGTCTACGATGATTTGACAGAAGAAGACTTATTTGTATTGACTAAGGGAGTTTATGTTGCTTGTAAAATTCACGGAGTAGATTTACCGGAAGACTTTGAAAGGTATATGACTATTATAGAAGTAGAGGAAGATAAAGAAAGAGCGATGATGTTTGACAGAACACCGAATACAAACTTGAATATTGTATTGGGTGGTTCTCTAAAGAAGGATGTTGAATTTATCATTAATCTTCTTAGAGAGGGATTAGAATACATGAAGGTTGAATCGGAGTTTATTGGGTTTTATGAGGTTGAATCCAATGTATAACAAAGATATTCTCAAAGGAATATTTCTAGCCAAAGCCAAAGGACATATTAGTATAGTTAGAAATGAAGACATACTTATAGGTTATAGGGTTAAACTAACAATTAATGTTAGAGGTAAAGAAAAGTTCCTAGAAGCCATAAAAAGAACATTACTACAATATGGTATTCAATCCAAACTTAAGCCTCGACAAAGTGCAAGCAGACCTACACCGATATTGATTATATCGGGAATTAAGAACATAGCATTAGTAATGCATCACGATATATGGTGTGATAGATTACAAGATGCAAATGATAACTTTGCTGATTTCAGTAAAGCGGTTAGAATAGTTGCCGAATCAAGACACTTAAGATTAGAAGGATTAGAAGAACTATTCAAGTTGAAGGAGTTGATGTAGTGGGATTAACCACCATGAATAAAAATAGACCAATAATAATTACAGGAAAGACAGGAACAGGAAAGACGACTAAAGCAAAAGAGATGCTACCTGAAGCAGTGGTGTTATTTGCGAATGAAATTGAAATAGACGCAAATTCACTTAATGTTGAAAATGGATTGATTATAGAAGATATACATTATAATGCACAGAAAGATGCTATATTGAATATAATTAGAAGATATAGAGGACAGTTGATTATGACTTCCCTCAATGAAAAAAACATTCCAAAAGAAATCAAGGCTTTGTGTAAAATAAAAAGAGCAGGTTCAACCAAGCACTTGTATGATTCAATACAGGAGATTGCTCCAAGAAGCGAAGAACCTTTCTCACTACAGAAAGATACCTTTAGTCTTGTAAGTTATTTCTTGAAGGAGACTGATAGAGATTTAGTTAGTAAAGTATTGAAGGTGAACAAACCTTCCGATACTCAACTAATGAATTGGTTATGTGTAAACTCAAACCCCAACAAGTTATTATTTATTGATGGTAGAGTTAGAAGAAGATGGTCACAAGACTACTTCTATGAAATGCTTGCTTATGTCTATGATGGTAGATTCTATGGAAGAATGAATATGCCAATTAGAAAGCAGTATTCTAAAGTTCCTTCGTTGTTAAGAAGGCTAGGAATAAAGAATGCTGATAAGAGAATTTTCAAACAATTGACTAAGGATAAAGAGTTTGTGAAGTTTGCCAAAAGCAAACTAAATAATAGTGAGTGCCGCCTTCTAGGTTTAGGTGAGAAGCGGGTTCGTAAAGCGAAGCCCGTTTCCAAAGTCAAGCAAACAACATTAGGTGATTTTTGATGGGTTATTGTTGGGATTGTGGAAACAAAATAAAACAAGGACACAACAAAAAGTGGAATAAGAAAGATGCGGGTTTTGATGTAAAGGTCGAACACATAGATGATGTGTGCGAGTGTGAAAAGCCTTTGAGTCAGCATTCTGCTTATGCAACAACATTGTTGGGTCGAATGCCAAGCAGACCCTTCTTAACAGCAGATGAAGTTAAGAAATGGAATAAAAGGAGAAAAGTGTTTGACGAATATTTCAAATCTAAAGAAGGAGCGTGATTCTAAATGAAGATTCGTGCAGGTAAAAAAAGAGCAATCAACAAACTGATAAGAATAGTAGCAGACGACGAACTAACTACTAAACAAATTTATGATAGGATGTTACAACAATCCTCTCAAAGAAGTGATTTAACCTTTAGACAATTAACTAATATATTAGGTAGTTATTTTGAAGAGGTTGGGTATGATAATAAAACAAGTTGTATAATATGGAGAAATAAAAATGCCAAAGAAAATGATGAAACAAAGAATACAGAAAGTTATGGAGAGAAATCCTAACTTAAGTAATAAAGAAATATATGCAGTAGTTCACGGACATCCCTTAGATGAAGATTGGCTCAAGGAAGTCAATTTAGAGGGGCTTGTGTTTAAGCGAGTTAAATATGAAATGACAAATACCGAGTTTGGTATGTTGCTTAGAACATGGAGGAATGGATAATGGTAAGTTTCAGTAACAGTAAGTCACCCGACCAAGAAAGGCGTGAAGCGATAAGTGCAAGAGATAGATACTACTACGAGGTGAAAGCCTTAGAAAAGAAAATTGCTAAACTAGAGAAAGAACTTGCCATACTAAAAAATGCTAACCAAGAGGTAGCCTATTGGAAAGATGTAGCAGAAACGCTACAAGAATATATTGATTTAATGGAGGAATAAGAATGAAAAGTGAAGAATTAAGAAAGAAAAGTGAAGAACTAGCAAGCGAAAGTGAAGAACTAAAAGAAAAGATATACGAAGCCGAGCAACTTGAAGAATTGCTTGAATGGGCTAATAACGCAGAAGGCTATATTACTGATGTTTTGGGTGGTATAGGAGATGTTGGTATTGAAGAACCTCATGGTTGGCTAAGTGAAAGTGTGTATAATTTAGTTAGAGAAATAGAATCCAAGTTGGAGGCTTTGTAATGTTATGGACAGAAAAATACAGACCAAGTAAATTAAGTGATATTGCAGGACAGGAGCATTTTGTATTAGATGCAGAACAATGGGTATTGGAAAGAAATATGCCTAATGTTCTTGCTTATGGAATGCAAGGAACAGGTAAGACAGGTGCGGCTATTGCACTTGCTAAGTCTATGCTAGGTGATACATTCAAAGATAACTTCTTTGAAGTAAATGCTAGTGATGATAGAAGGCTAGAGACTGTTAGGACTACAATAAAACAAGTAGCACAAAGCGGAACATTAGGTGATGCACCATTTAGAATAATGTTATTAGATGAAATGGATGGTATGACTAGTGATGCTCAAAATGCTTTGAAGAGAATCATGGAAAGATATGCTAACAATATTAGATTCATCATTACTTGTAATGATAAATCAAGAATTATCTTTCCGCTTCAAAGTAGATGTGCTAATTATAGATTCAACCCACTAAAGAATGAGGTTGTCCTTGAAGTTATCAAGAACATTCTTGATAAAGAACAAGTCGAAGGCTTTGCAGATGAGGACATGGCTCGCTTTATATATGATTTAGATGGAGATTTACGCAGGGCAATAACCGAGATTCAAGCGGCCAAAGCCTCAAATTTCACGCTAAGAAAACAAGTGCAGGATTCATTAAAAGAGTTCGATGAGATACTAAATTTAATACTTAATAAAAAACCAAATGAAACATTGGATAAATTACATGACATTTTGTATGGAGGAAGAAGCGTGAAGGAAATATGTCTAGCGTTACACAATTCTGTCTTAGCGGCAGAAGGATTAGAGTCCAAAGAGAAGTTCAAACTTCTTAGGATAATAGGGGAAACAGAATATCGTTCTACTACCATGACCCCTAAAGTGATAATATCATGGATGGTAGGACAAATATGAACAGGAGGAAACGAAAATGAATATAGACGAAAAAATAATGAAAGAAATAGAGATAGGAGCAAAGCACTTGGCTATTACTACCGAAGAAATGGTAAATAAGTATGTCGAGATTTGCGAGGAAAACGGTGTAGATGTAAACAGTGATGTCGCTGTTGCACTATTAAGGAACTATGTGCGAGGTAACATGAAGAGAACAACCACCAACAATAGTAGTGGTTCTAACTCTTTAGTTAAAAGTGCATTTGGTTTCTTTGTTTCCCTAGAATCTCCTAGAGATATGATGAGTTGGAGCAGAAACAAGGCTAAAGAAGAATACCTAAGAGATAACGACAAGGCGTTAAGTGATGGTTTAGTAGCAGTTGCTACAGAAAACGATGACGGGACTTATACCCTCGCTAGATACTACAAAGGTGACTATGCTGAAAAGATGGTAAAGACTCTAAATGCAGGTGCAGAAGAACTAGAAGATGGTAGCATTATCATTCCAATAGACCCTATGCCTAATTATCCAAGTGGGTTGGAAAACAAAAGATATGGTAAGCCATTGCCAGTTAATGAGTTTAGAAGAAGTGGTATTTTCTATGGTAGCATTGATGGTGGAGAAATGAAATCTTATTATTTCTCATACAAGAATCAAGGTGGCGTAGATTTTACACCCGATACTTTTGATTGGGTTCATTTCAAGGCTATTCCTAGTGATGATGGTTTGAACCTTTATGGTTTTACTAGTGCTACTAAAGACAGTTTGATTAGAAATGAAGATGTAAACCCCGATAACAGCGATTATCGGGATATGTCTTCTTTCGACTTTTCAGCATGTTTGTTTGAGAACTATCCTAATTACGGAACAACTTTGGTTGATTTGGATAGACTACATCAAACACAACAAATGGAACAGGCAAGAGACAAAATCGCTATTGTAGAAGGAACTGTTGTTAATCAAAGAATGACCCCAACTGCTAACGGTAACAGGATTATTTCTATTACCGATAAAGCGGCTGATATGGAATTGACAGAAGACGATGACGGTGATTTAGCAACTACTTGTTGGATTCCCGAACATATCAACATTAACTTTGGCATTGGTTCTAAGGTCATTGTAGTCGGTAGAACTTCACAGCGAATTATTGATGGTGAAGCAGAACCAATTACAATCAATACTAGTGGTTTATTACTAGAAGAATCAGTAGGCAATCCTATCGCTGAAGAAGAAGGCGTAGAGGATGAAGACCTTGATTGGTTTTGATTAGATTCCTATTATTCCCCCCTAGAAATGTCGTAGAAGGTTTTAGTTGGGGTATGATGTGTTGGCGACATTACAGATTTCATGTTGGGAATAATAAGGTAGCAAGTGTAAGTGTGAACTTGTGTTGGACAATTGACACTCGAATAGGTGCGAAGCCTATTTTTAGAGGAATAAAAATGATAAGAAAAGGATTAATTGAAAATAGATTCCTGTTAAAGAATGGCAGTTTCATTATTGATTTAGATGAAGTAGAATTTTTAACATGGAATAAAAATATAAAGATGTCCGATAGTTATTGGGTCAAGTTACATATTGGCGGTAAAGATACAAGATATGTTTGTAATAGTCGTGATGAGTTATGTGAAATAATCAATACATGGGGCAAGATTAAAGGAAAAGAAATAAAAATAGATAAAGAAGAGATAGGTGAATTATATGACTTTTAAGAAAGAGAAAATAAACTTTAGCGAATTGCTAAGACAGAAAAGAGAGAGCAGAAAATCAAGATTGGTATTAGGTATTTGGGGTGAACCTAAGACGGGTAAGACCGGATTAGCGTTAGATTTTCCCGATAGAAAGATATTCGTTCTTGATTGGGATAGAGGGGTAGAATCTACATGGTATCAACATCATGACGCTACAGATAGAATAGAAGTATTCTGTCCTATTGTTATGACGAAGGATAATATTATTGATATTAATGAAAGTGAAGACCGTTCTTTACAATTCATAAACCATGCTAAGGAATCAATAAAGAATGGTGAAAAGCCTATCTTTGTTATTGATGGCGTAGATACTTGGTTAGCGTCTTGTATGTTAAAGGTAAACCCTAACCCTAGAGTTGTAACTAAGATTATGCCGTTTCAATATGGTAACAGAAATAAAGCATTCTATTATTTGCTAGATACTATTTACAACTTAGAATGTGATGTAATTTTTATTACACACGAAACTGAAAAATACATGGATAATGTTCCTGTAGGAACACAACCAATGTGGAAAGATTGGGGAGGTAAACTTGAACAAGAGATTTACTGTTCTAAGAAAATGATTAAGGGAGAACTACATTTCTTTGCTGAATTGTTAGGCAGTAGAACAAACGGTAAACTTGTTGGTTCTAAGTGGACTACAAGACAAGGAACACCACCTAACATTACATGGAATGGTTTGAAAGAATTAAAAGAGGGAACAATATGAAACTTGTAGAGTTTGAAGGTGAAACACTTGGAGATATAGTAACGAACTTACTCGCAGAAGTCGAGCGACTGAATTCAGTTGTAGAGGATTTACATGCTCACATTACAAGAACTAACATAAACAGAAAAACTAGAGTTTTAACAATTGAACATAAAAATCATGTCCTCTCATTACTCGAAATGGGATGGACTCAAACAAAAATTGCTAAACTGTATGGAGTTACCCAACCTAGTGTTTCATATTTTATAAAAAGAATTAGAAATCATGAAAACATCAGGAGGGAAGAAGAGTGAAAAAAGAAGATGAGAAAATAATGAGCGATTATAGTTGGGTTACTGATGAAATGTTTGATGATGCGTTGTGCCTTTTACTAGAGGAAATAGGCAGTATAGCAATAGTTAATTCTATATCGGGTGTATATGAATTGGTAAAGGAACATTACAACAATGAAGTATTAGAAATACTAGAACGAAACAGGAGAGAGGAAGAATGAAATTTACAGTAGATGCAAAAGAGTTTGTCAAGTCTTTGACAGATATACAATTGAAGGGAAAATATGTGAAAGGTGCGAGTGTTACAAATGGTAGTTTGGTAGAGTATTTCTACGCTAGATTACAAGACAACACACTTAGTTTATGGAACTGTGATGCTATCAACTCGTTAATAGTTCAAGTTAATGTAACAGTTGATGGTGAAGAGAACGGTAGATTTGTTGCAGAAACAGAAACTCTACTAAAGTATCTAAAGAAGTTTAGCGGTGATGTAGAAATAAAGAGTGATGACATTATTACTATGACAAATGGTAGTAGTAAAGTTACACAGCCCATTGTTGTTAATCATCCAAACATGGATGCTATCAATCGTATGGGTCAGTATGTATTGCACACAAGATTTGAAGAAGAGTTAGAAACTCTACCGGAGTTTAACAAATCAAAGTTTGAAGGAGCCTTTCAGTTAGACTCTAATACATTTAGTGAGACTATGAAACTTTGTGAGTTAATTGGTAGTGGTGTTTATCACCTCAACTATGAACATGATAAGAATAAGTTATCTATGTCAAGTGCCACTAATAACACAAATAAGTTTGAAACTTCTATTGAGTTAGAAGGTAACATTGGAGAATCAGCAACGCTAGATTTCTCTAGCCCGCTTCATGTATTGTTTGACAACGAAATGCTAAACTTTTATGTTAAAGATGATTTCCCGATGTTAATTATGTCGGAAAACAAATTGATAATTAAAGCACCACACTTAGCAAATTGAGGAATATAAATGATAATTAGTAATAAAAATGGAAATGTAATATATAAATCTTGGAGAGAAAACGGAGTAAAGAAAAGCGAAGAGGTATCGTTTAGGCCATACTTCTATGTTTCAGTTGATGAACCTAATATACCAACATATTCAGTTAGCAAATACGCTAACGGTGAGTTTGAGTATGAAGAGGGAGACTGGACTAGTTTAGATGGAACAAAACTAAAGCGTGTATATGTCGAAAAGTCTTTTGACATTTACAAGGCTAGACAGCACTTTAGTAAAACATACGAGGCTGATGTGCCATATACATTTAGATACGCTGTTGATGAAGTAGATGAAATGCCCGAATATAATATGCGTAAGTGGTATTGGGATATGGAATGGCAACAAGGCGGAGAATACGATGGTTGCATTACTACTATTGTAGCGTATGATAATTGGGATAAGCATTATTATCAGTGGGTGTGGTTTCCTAATCAAGAACCATATAACGGGTTTAAAATGTCCACCGATGAAGTTCAGCATGTGTCGGTTTTCAATACTGAAAAAGAAATGCTTGAACACTTCATGGGAACTATGATGGTTAAAGACCCCGATATGCTAATTGCATGGTTTGGTCTTAAGTTTGACCTACCTAAGTTATTAGATAGAGCATGCGCTTTAGGTTTGAATCCTTTGGTTATATCGCCTTATCATAAGATAGATGGAGTTAAGCAAGTTAAGAATGGCTTTAGTTTCAAAAGACAGGATGGCTATTCACCTATCGAACAACCTATTGGTGGTAGATTAACTCTCAACTTAGACTTAGCGTTTGAAAGACAATGGAATGATTCACAACGGGGAACACTACCTTCGTTAAGTCTTGATTATGTTTCTAAGATATTATTTAATGAAGGTAAAGAAATGAATACTAAGTTTGAAGACCCCAACGAATTCTATCGTAGAGCATGGTTAGAAGATACAAAAGCATACTTACATTATGCCGTAGTAGATGTAGAACTCTTAGTTAGAATAGATGAATCAAACTATTGTAGTGAAGCAATAATATCATTACAGCGATTACTAAAAGCACCTTTCAAGGCTTGCTTCTATGCTTCACATATGGGTTCTATTTACTTTATGAGAAATGCTTGGTGGAAAGCACCAACAGGTA